CTGTTTTCCTGGTTCGGTTTTTACTGGTTCTTCTTTTACTTCTTTTACTTCTTCTACTACTGTTTCCTGTTCCGTGTTTTCTGGTTCAACTTTATTGACTACTTCTTCTGGTAAATTAACTTCGGTTTCTGGACCTGAAGTATCTATATCTACCATGGGTTCGGCATGTTTTATTTTATTTTCTTCTGGCATAGTGTCTCCTTCCGACTATGTTAGTATTTATGCAGGATATCTGTTGGATCCTGAACTGTTGCTAGTACTTCATCTTCATTTAAAAGACGAACTTCTCCACCATCAATTTCTATACGTGATCCTGCATAACGTGCAAAGACCACCCAATCACCGACCACGCACCACGGACCATTTGGATATCTCTCTTTATCCGCATAACAAGAATCTCCCATCGCAAGTACGCTTCCGCACTGTGATGCTACTTGTTGCCTGTCTACAGTTTCGCCTCCTAGTAAGATTCCGCCTTTAGTTTTTTCATCTATTCTAAATGGTAAAACTAGCATTCTCCAACCAGTAGGTTGAGGTAATTTTGTTGTTTCTTTGGTAATTTCTTTTTTTGGTTCTGATTTTTTTACACCAACTAAATCTTTATTTGGTAGTGCTATCTTTGAGTTTGTGGTCCCCAATATCGATGACTGTTCCTTCATTTTTCTCCTCTGAGTTAAGCAGGCCTGAAAGTTCCTGACGCACTGATTCCAGTGCATTGATTTGTCCTAATATATATCTATATTTTTCCATACTGTCAACACCAGTAGTGATGACAATAGTTAAACTATTTAATTGTGATTCGATCGCTCTTTGTAATTTATAAATTACTGTTTCGGGACTCATTTAACATTTCCACTTTCTAAGTGATTTAGATAATCTATCATCACCTGTATTGTTACTTGGTTTTTGTCTTTTTCTCATACCTGTCATTCTTGCACAAAATGATTTTTTTCTTGCTCCACCTTTTGGTTGTGGTGCTTTTAAATCAGATCCTGGATTAGCTGCTTCATAAGACTTACGTCCTTTTTCATTTAATCCACCAGACTCAGATTTACCTTCACTTCTAGTCCACGCAGGAGAACCCCCTCGTTTAAGAAGTATTCTACTCATGCCTCTAGATTTTAACATTATGCCTTCGCTGTCTTTGCTGCTTTTTTAAATTGTTTTGCAGTGGGTCTACCTTTGTCTCCAGCTTTTGCCATAGTTTCACCTGATCCGGCTGCAATTCTTTTTCTTTTTGCATGAATGTTATCGTATAAACCTTTAACTTTAGCCATTATTTTTTATCTAATTTATCTACAGCTTCTTTAAATTTTTTAGTTGTTTGTTTAAAATTAAAAGCGGATGCTTCCAGATTTGCTCTAGATGCTTTATTTTTTATTTTACTAGCATTACCTATGTTGTATTTACCTTTAAGACTGGAAATGGTTGTTGAAATCTTTTTTTTAGGTGAAAGGGATTTAATTGCTTTTAAACCTTTGTATCCCATACTTAATAAGCCCATTATTTTTTTTCTTTTAATTTTTTTAATAATTCTTTTGTTTTATCTGGTAAATCTTTTTTCATTATTTCTTTAACTTTATCAGGATTTTTTTTAGTAAATTTTCTAGACCCTTTTATAATTGCTTTAACAATGGAAGGCAGTCCTAATGGAGTTGCTACCGTTGGTCCTTTAACACGGGGTTGTGTTGGATCTTTAGGTTTACCTTTTTCTTTTTCTAAAACTTTCATTGCACGATCTAAATTAAGTTTTCTGTCTGTGGTTCTTTTATTCATATCAGGTACTTTAGGAACTTTTTTATCTCTTCCCATGTCTGCTCCGCCACCTAAATTAAATCTTTTTCTCATTATTTTTTTGCTCCGTTGTTTCTAAAAATTTGTGTACCCTTTATACCAAAAATACTTGCACATACAAGAATCCATAAATTAGTAAACCATGTGGGCAGTGCCTGAAAATGCTCAAAGAACACTTTTATCTTGTCCATGGCTTGTGGATCGTCTGACCAAACTCCATAGGCGAGCACAATTATGGGCAGTGTTAAAATCGCCAAAACCACCTCGTCCTTATAATCGTTTTGACGGGCTTCTAAAAGTTTGCCACTAAATTCCAATTCTCCGCGCGCCATTTTAGAGGCGTGTTGAGCTTGCGCATCGGCCATTAACATTTGAGTTTCTTTTTTCTTTTTATAAATGTGTGTACCGGCGTTTAAAGCTAGTTTAATAGCACCTAACCACATATTAAACCCAAGTTACTGGTTTTTGTTTTCTAGCAGCGCCAGAACCTTTAACTTCTTGTTTATTGCCAACAGCTAAAAAAGACTTTCCTCTAAAACTTGTTGCTGATCTTGGATCAACAATTTTTTTAGAATCTTCCATTTTAACTGATGTGCTTTTTTTATAGTTTTGCATAGTATATACCTTTTATCTGTTTGGTTTCATGTTAGCAAGTGTTAATCTGTTTTCATTTGCTATTTCTTGTTTCTCAAGTGAAGTATCAGCACGTAATTCCGCTAATTCTTCGTTTTGTTCAAGCTTTTCTTCATTTAAATTCTTAGCTTGAAGTAGTTTTGCTCTTTCAAGTTCTTGTTTAGCAGTTGTTTCTTCCTGTTTACGTTGATTCTCCATTGCTTTTAAATCAACTTCTCTTGATTTTAGTTTTAATAAAGGATCAGAATCAAATTGAGATGTAATTTCTTTTTCTTCCTTCATAAAGTCGCCTGTCATTTCTGCAATCAATACAGCTTTTCTTGCTTCAATGCCTTGAGTCATCTCAGCCACTTGTTGTTGTGCTTGTGGGTTGACTGCTGCTTGTTGTGCAAGTTGTTGTAGCTGCATCATTTGTTCTCTGTATTCTAATTGCACCTGTTCAGTTGCCATCAGACTAATATGTTCTAATATATTTTTTTGTATCGCAGCCATAACCGGTGGATTGTTTCTAACCAAATTAAGTGACATAAAATTTAAGTGAGCGGTGACGTGTGCTCTATGATCTTGGTTTGGAAACGCTTGAAATTGTTTTCCACCTAATGCATCAATGTGTTCTAGACTCGGGTCCTTCGGTGCTTTTGGTGGCGGTGGTGGTAAAATTCTATCAATATCTTTTATACCAAGTGCTTCATACATTTTTCTAAATGCCATGTATGAATTATGTATTTGTGGATTTGACATTGCAAGTTGTAATCCAGTTTGAGCTAAAGATATTCTTTGTGTTTGAGAAAATATGTTTGGATCCGCAACTGGTAGTACATCTACTTTGTCATCAAAGTCTGTAATCTTAACGTTCTTTTGTCCACCGACAACATCGTAAGGATATTCTGGTGGTAAGTAAGTAGCAAATACTTTTGCTAATAATTTAAATTCATTTTTTAATGCCGAGTATAATCGTTTATGGATTGCTGACATTACTCTTGAACCACGTTCTAAAAGAGCTACAGTCGTACCAACAGCTGCTTGTTGATTCCCGTCACCGACCTGCATGTCAGCAATAGACGCGAATCTCTGTCCTGCTGCTACCACAGTTCCCATCAAAGCTAATAAAGTTTGTGATGGTTCCTTGTAAGGTAAAAATACAAATGCATCTTTTAAATTACCACCTGGAGTATCTACATCTTTAAATTCTCCTGGTTGTATTGGTTTAGCGTCATCTTTTACTCTGACACCTCTTTGTTTAAATCCGGCTGGTAAGTTCGATAAAGTTCCAGCATCTAATAACTGACGGAGAGCCGAAGTTGCTGTACGGCTCAATCCGCCAATCATATGTATTAATCCAAAACCATAAAATCCTAGTCCGGGCAGAAATTTGAAATGGACAAAATATTGGATTTTATTTTTAAGTGGATCATTGGGCGCAAAGTTTCGTCTTACAGACAAAACTTTTTGACTACCTTCTTCGATTGTAACGACGTAAGGTAATTTTATTTCTGTTGGTTCACCGTCTTGACCAACATCTTCAAAACCTTCTAAATCTAAATTAACATGACACTCTAACAACGTGTATAAGTTTTCTGCTCGTGATGTTTTAGTAACACCTTCTAGTTCACGTTCTTTTTGTGTTACTTTATCTGCATCAGCTACGTCAGAAGGTTTTGCTAATTCTACATCGGTATAAAAACCATTTACTTGTTGTTTACGTAAATCGTTTTCAGAAATTTTAATAACATGAATGACTGCTTCGGCATCGTCTAATGAAGTTGCTGTGTAAGGTACAACAAGATCATCTGCGGGTACGAATTTTGATACTGCTCTTCCTAATAAATCATCATAATAAACTTTTTTAAATGTTGAACCTGCAAGAGGTAAATGAAATAACATTTGATCAAATTCTGGCTCGTATTCTTTCATTTGATCCATCAATTGATAATTCATGAAATCTTTTACTCTTTGAGATTGTTGTTCTTTTAATGGACTAGATACACCTAACATTTGTGTTCTAACTGGACCATCTGCTGGTAATAATTCTTTATAAGCTAATGCTTGAAACTGAGTAACCGCTTCTGCTAAAACTGGATGCGTTGCACCTGATGCTCCTTGAAAAGGTTCATTTCTATTATCGTATTTAAATCCTAAAAGATCTAGGCCATTAATATATGAACTTTCCCAATCTTTTCTTGATGATTTATAATCTTGGTAATCTGATCTTAGTTTTGATCCGATGGGATCTAGAATTTCTTCTGATAATATATCGGCTAAGTTATCAAAGTGCGATTGCGAACCTACTTGGTTCACGGCATTTGGATCAAAATCAATAGTCGCACCACCATCTTCTTCTGGTATTACTTCTACGGGTTGCTGTTGCTGTTGCTCCGTAATATCGACTTCTTGTTCCGGCCCAGGAACTTTTAATTCAGTACGAGTATTCGGGAGACCTTTATCTATATCTGCCATATTTATTCTCCTGTATTTGTTTATCTTGTTTTTTATCTTTAATCAACCCCTGAGAATTTGGTCCTTTCAAAGGAGGAATCTCTTTCCATTTAACATGTTTCATGTTTTTTACAAGTGTTGGATTGTCTTTAGTCATAATATTTTTTCATTAATCCAGCTAGTCCGCCTTCGGCCATCTGAAATTGCGATGATCCAGGCCTAAAAGATTCCCATCGTTGTTTTTTTCGCTCTGCTTTATCAGCGGCTATTTTTGCTGTAGTTGCGTCAGCTAAGTTAAAAGCATCCATCGCCACAGGTTCATTTAGATATTTACCCACAGGACCTTCATATAATTCAGGAGTATTATATAGTCCTTGAAGTTCTAATTCTTTTTCTTTTATATCCTCTAAAATTTTTTTTTCATGATAACCTGTATAATCTGGTCTTCCAGATTGAATAACTTTCTCACGTGTAGGTGCACTTTTTCTTTTAGCTTCTTCTAATTGTTGTTGGAGATAAGGCAATTCTTGCTCTTCTAGTTCACCCATTTTTTTCATCGTATAAGCTAGTTCATCATCACCAGCTTCTCTCTTCCACTCTTCTTTTTCAGTTTCACCTATAAATGGAATTCCATAAGCAATTTCATTTATCATTCTGGCTCCGGTTTCTCCTTCGAGTGCTGACCAGGCTCCGACGATTGGCGCAAACGCGGCTTCCCACGCAAGAAAGACACCTGTTCCTCTTGCAATTTTTCTACCATTTTTAAACCATTTAAATAAATTTACATTGTCTTTAGCTAGAGGAGCGGAACGTTGTAAAAATTTATCAGGATTTTTTTCAAATTTTGTTTGTAGACAGCTCATGATACTTCCACCTTCGTCTTTTTTTAAACAACCATGTGTTCTTCCCATTTGCAGTACAGATTGTGGACTTAAACCTTGAAAAGTGCCTTTGAAAAATTTTACAAAATCTTTATTTTTTAATAAACCAGCTTCTTCAGCACTAGTTGCTACTATTCTTTCAGGAGTTCCTGTTTGACCAATAAATCTTCCATCTGTTTTATATTTGATTCCACCTCTTGTATCAGACAGATTTTCCATTTCTTTAATATATTCATTTTTTGTTAAGGTACCGGATTTATATTTATTTAATAAATCATTTTGTTTTCTATTGGCAGCTCTGTACGACAATTCCATTTTAAATGGATTTTTTCCAACACCTTCTGTGTGATGCGCTTCAGTGAAACTAAAACTTGGTTTTCTTAAAGCATACCATTCTTTAAGTTCTGTAGCAGTGGGTTTTCTTTTATATTTTAACTCAAATTCTTTTTGTAATAAACCTTCTCTCATCCATTCGTTTAAAGCTCTTCCTTTAAATGTCGTTTTATTCCACTTAGCTTGATCATCATAAGTTCTTACAGATTTTGCAAAAAATCCATCCCTATAAGCAGAATCTACTTGTTTTCTTAAATCACCGGGTTTATAATTTCCTTTTTTATCTAGCCATGTAAAAGTTGTCTTTTTCTTATTGTCATAAAATTCTGCTTTTTTCCATGCAGGTACGTCATTTTTATCTTTCATTTTCCAATCAATATTACCATCTGCATCTATTGGAACTTTAGTTTGTAATTTCATTCGACCATCTGATTTTCGAGAAGATTCATAAAAATTATTAAACATTTTTGTTTCTTTAGTTCCGCCTATAGGAAAATGCTTTCCTTTTGCAGCTACTGTTTTTTCTTGAGAAATTAAATTAGAAGCATGTCTTGTTATTTCTGAATCAGTTGGATTTGTCATAAAGAAAAATTTAGCCCCAGGTTGTTGTCTAATAATTTTTTTAGCTTCGTCCACTGTTCTTATGACTAGAGGACCTGTAATTCCTTTCCCAATTTTTAATTTAAATTGGATATCAGAAACACGTCTTGGTTGCCATTCTTGACCCAAATAAGTTGTTTTGCCTTCCTTATTTAAAAACTTAGCAAACTCTGTTGTTGTCATGCCTTTATTTTCTAATCTTAATTTTTTAAAATCTTCATTATTTAATCTATTGGGATAATATTCTTTTGTTTTTTGATTAATAAAATCAATTGCTATCTGTTTATTAGCTTCATTAGCAACATATGATTTTGTAATAGTGGGTTTATTAACTTTAGCCCCTTTAAGCAAAACTTTAAAATGCCAATCCTTATTCCGTGACAATCCTAAACTTAAACCTGGTGGAAGATCTTTTTTTAATTTTGCTAAAACATCTTTATTATACTTTGGTTTATCCTGACTTAGAGCTATAACCGCTTTAGTTTGTATGCCTTTTTCTCTTAAAATTTTTGAAACGGTAGTTTCTGCTAAATTTGTTTTAGATTTAGTTAGAATATCCCCGGAACTTGAATTAGCAAAATCAAAATCTTTATTATTTTCTAACCAATTTAAAAAATTTTTTGTTTTTTGCGTTGGTCCACTATACCCGGGCCGTGATCCGTCAACCGTGTTTTGTACTAACTGACCGCCAGCATACATGTTCCGTGGTTCTTGGACCACGGATCGTGGTTCACTCTCAAAGATTGCTTGTAATTGTTTAACTCTATCTAGTATATCCATTATTCGCCCAACATTCCAGCTAAACCGCCCGCGGATAACGGAACACGGCCACCGGATGCTTTTTTAACAGGAGAATCTTTGTATAGAAAAGGATTATCTACTTCATCAAGTACACTTTGTGGAACACCATCATCTACTCTATGAATACCCCCTGTGT